GATACTGTGATTGAACCGAATCAGTCGTTTCGTAAGTATAGTTGAAGTTCTCAACAGAACGTTGATGTCCACGAATCGAATACTGACGATAGTTGTCTTTCAGTGCTTCAATCAGCAGATAGGTATTCTTGAGAACAGAATCTGCAATGGTTTGTTGTGCTTGTGCTTGCATGGTAGTTGTGCTCATACTATAGGGACACTTTGGAAGCCTCAGTATTATTCACCAACTCTTAGGAAGAGTGAAGTTCAGGCGAGAGAATTGATCACGATCTACGATCTTGAAAGTGCCAAACTCGTTGTTCATTACATAACCTTCGTGATCGCTAAACTTTCCATCAATCTCGCAACGAATATCGGTGTCGCTCTCAATGAAGCAAAACAAATCCATCTTGATAGATTGTACCAACTTCCACAAACGAATCAGATTGACATCACAACCACATTCACATGCAATGTCATACTCACCAACCTCATCAATTTCAATACCTTCGCGGATGTAACGATTGAGAACTTTAGTAATCTCTTTTGCTTGCTTGACAGTAACAAACTCAACAAGAGTTGCCATCTGTTTGGCAAACTTACAAACGTCCTCAATATCTTCACGATGAGGGCTAATTTCTGCTTGTGGTTGTACCCACTTCACATCCAAAGTATCAACAAACTGTTTCTCACAAGGATATGCAACCGCATTGCGAAGATCATCATCACAATCATACTGAGTGTGAGGTGCAATGATAACACTTTGCTCGATTACTTCAGGAAACTTATAAGTGATCGTGTTGGGACGATAAGTATCGCTACTACCAAAACCGATAAAATCACCTTGATAGATAAAACTTGTGCGAGGTAGAGAATCAAAGCAAGCGTGAAGAATAGACGCAACTTTGCCCTGATGATTCGTATCAATTTCTTCATGAGAATGATTGATTTTGATTTTTACTTTGTTGAACACACTTTTGGTGCCAACAAAGAACTTACCATTGGCAGGATTGCGTCCCCACACAATAGCAGGAGCACCATCAATCTTGACACTAACATTAGAATCAGCACTGAACCAATCCAGCACGGTAAGATCACCGCTCAGGATGCTATCTTCAGGATGTTCGATATGTTTGTTCTGCATTGCATTGGTGCTCATACTACAGGGACACTTTGGAAGCCTCAGTATTAGTCAATCGGTAGTTTTGCTGTTGATTTACCTTTCTTGTGACTTGTGATAAAGTTTCGGGCTGAGTTTTCAGTGCGACACACTTTTAACTGTTGTCCATTATGTATAATCATCAGTTGATTACCAAAAGGTACAGCAGCGTACTCATCTTTATACATTGTGAATCCTTCTTTCATCACACATTCACCAGAGATTGAGGATCTTCAACACCAAGCAGTTGAGGTAGAGAACCAGCAACAGAATAGGCAGATGATTGTGTAGTCAACCGTTTAGTAACGTACTGAACAACAAGAGCATCAAGTTTGTTCAAATACTTAACAGCATCCTCACGTTGCTTGATCACATCTTCTGCAGTTTCGCAACCTTTGGTATAAGTCACCACATCAGTTTCTTTGATGTCGCTCTCAACAAAGTTCTTCATAATCTGAAGAAAACCACGTTCAATGTAGGTATTCTCTTTGCAGCAAATGATGACAGGATTGGTAGACGAACCAGTTTGTACAATTTCAGCTACTTTTTGCTGTGCGTTTTTTGGATGAACATAAGGAGCGATATTCACAGCAATAGTAGTTTGCTGATAGATTTTATCTACGATGTCACTCACTTGCTTAGGTGTGAATGAATGACTAATCGAATCCACCCAAGTTTTGATCTCATCTTTAGAAGATGTGCTACCATTGCGCTTGACATAACATACGCCACGATTCACAAAATCGTTGATAGTGTGACGCTTTGCTACAGTGTGATTGTTAGCACCAAGAGAGATAATATCATAGGCATCATCTACACGATTTGCCCATTCTTCTTTCAAGCGATAAACAATGAACGGATAATCAGTGATACCAAGTTCATAACAAGCATTATAACGATTATATCCATCCCACACTTCTTCCTCACCATTAGGAAGAATCATCAGAATAGGAGGCAACTCAGTAACACGATATCCCACCTGAAGTTCAGAAATGAGTCCGTTAATGTTGTTCGTATCAACACCACCAGCACGGGCTTTGTTTGCTGGTTGTTGAATATTAAGATTTAACCAGTTTTTTACTTCAATACCTTCATATTCTGCACAATCGAATACAGGAGCAGACAGAGACTTGAAAGTAGGATTGCAAAGAACCGCACTCCAATTTGTTACACTATTCGTGTAAAAGGAAATGATTTGAGACATAATTTTTACTAGGTAGACAAGTTGACTTTGTATCAGTTTGTGTGAACTAGAGTTCTAAACTGATGTACTTAATTTAACAGCTTTGGGTGGGGATGTCAAGCCCCATAATTACACTTTGAGAAAAATCGTTGATTTGACTGCAGAGGATGACTCATAGCACCTTTACAGTAGAATTGCAGAAAAATCAGGTTTTCAACCCTGTCCACCACATGAGTCTAGGGTGAGACTCAACGCCTCACCACCGACACCGCTGGTTCGCCCCTCTCGAAGATAGTATCAACAACTGCCTGCACAGAGCGAGCAGTATTGATCCCAACTTTATCATAGACGGGAACACAAACCAAACCAAACTTCTTGGATTCGTCACCCAAACGGATCACACGTCCGATAGTCTGAGAGATGCCAATGTAGTCCATGTTACGCATAAACAGAACCGCTTCCAATCCAGACACATTGATACCTTCAGAGAGGATGCTATGATGAATCACAACAAACTTCTTAGATGAGTCTTTGCCCCACGCATTGAGAGTGTCAAAGAACACCTCACGATTCACCTTCTTACCGTCAATCACTGCGCCAGTCTTGGATGTAATCAACATCCACGAATATCCACGTTGTTGCAGTTGCGAACAGAAATCAGATTCTGATACCAAACCGATGATTTGTTTGGTGGTGCGAGCACAAACTAGAATCTTCTTGATACTCTGCTCATCAATAGTTTCCAGCAGATTGTCAGCATCACGCTCAAAGATCATCTGCTTGTCTTGCACCATCGCAAGTTGCTTCACGACAACTTTAGGGGGCAATATGTAGCCTTGATTCACCAATTCAGGGGCAGGAACTTGACAGATAACTTGTCCATAAACCTCAGGCAGATTCATGCCTGGTTTGAACACACTGAGAGAATGTTTTGGCGTCGCAGTAAAGAAGTAGCAACGATTAGCATTAGAAGCAAAGTGCTCAGTTGGAGGGAAGAAGTGACGCTGAACGCTGTTATGTGCCTCATCAAAGTAGATCGTATCCACATCAATCTCAGCATCAACCAGACGCTGTAGAGAGTTATAGGTAGTGAAGATCAACTTATGACGGGAGTTGTTGCTCTCCACCCACTGACAAATAGTGGCAGGACGAGTAGAAGATTCATGATGGGTTTCACCACTGTGAACGTGCAACACCTCAGCATTGGTGATAAACTCCAAAAACTCAGAAGAGAGTTGCTCAGCAAGCAAGATGCGAGGAGCAACAACAACAATAGTCTGAGGAGTTTCAGACTGCAACTCGCGCAGACAATCATAGATCATCTTGAGAGTCTTGCCGCCGCCAGTAGGAACAATCACTTGTCCTTTGTTGTGCTTCTGCATAGCGGCAACAGCACGTTCTTGATGAGGACGAAGGGTAATCATTACGAATTACAGTGTTTCAGGTGGTTTAGTATCTAAAAGAGATTATAGCACCCTTCCAGGCGATTGTGAAGGGTGCTGGAGCAGTTTATCAACCGCCAAACAATTCATCAAACAACCAATCACCAGAACGCTCACCTTCTTCCCAGACTTTGTTAGCGTTTGCTTCGATGATTGCTTGTTCGATCTTAATGTCAGTCATCGAATGAGTGCTGAACCAGTTACCGTTGCGATCTTGCCAGAGCATTGTATGCGTGTCGTGCTTATACTACTACAACACTTTGGAAGCCTCAGTAATTAACTCCAAGACTTTTTAAGATTCTTAAGTTTAACTTCACTTGGTTTCTTGCCTTGCTTCTCTGCTTCTGATTGTCTCACTCTTCTTTCCAATTCTGCTTCACCAGCTCTCATTAACTTCTGTCTTTCAGATCTAGTATATCCACTCGCTTTTGCTGGTTTATATCCAGGTGCTGCTGCTTTAGGTTCTGCTTTCTTAGAAAGTAGTTTGGATGCGGTTTTCGCAATTTCTTTTGCTTTTGGTTTCTCTGTTGTTGCAGATCCACCTGTTTTCTTAGCAGCAATTCTCGCTAATGCTGCTTTCTTTCTTTCTGCTTTTGCTGCTTCTGCTGCCTTTGCTTTTACATCAGCACTTCCACGCTCTTTCTCTGGTTGTTGAACTCTCGTGGATGTTTGTCTTTGAGCACCAATATCCTTGCGTGGTTTGTATTCTACGGGTTCCACTTTACCACCGCCGACTGCTTTCATGCGGCGTCTTTCAGGAGTTGACTTTTTACGCTCTGCACCAATACGTCCACCTTCACCAGTTCTTCTAATTTGAGAAGAACTCATAACGCTAGCGTCGTATGCTTCCGAAACGAACTCCTGAAAGGTTTTCATCTTTATCTAAACACTCTTTTTAATATTTAGATAGCATCTTCCTTTGATTTGCCACCTTTAGAAACAAGTCCATTATCATAAAAGTAGCGAACTCGTTCACGGCGGGCAGTAATCAAAAGATCGTATTCTTCCTGTTGTTCTTTACTGAGTTTAAAATCTTGACGACGCCAAGCATCTCTCAGTTCTTTCAGATGAGGAAGCACGTTAACAGTTTCAGTCATTGTTTGAATGATATAAAGGATCAGAAGTCGCGGTTAGAGTTTAGAAATGCTTGAAAAGACTTTTCATCACTCTCTTCATCAAAGAGAGGTTCATTCATCTCTTCAACGAAGTCGAAAGAGGAAAACTCTTCGATTTGAATATCGTCAAAGCAGTCCATAATTTGTGAGTTGCTTACATTATAGAGACACTTTGGAAGCCTCAGTAATTATCAACGAGACATGATTGCTTTCAATCGTGCTTTCTTTTTTGGTTGCATCGTAGGATGTTGTTCCATAAATTGCTGAAACGTCTTCATTTTACCAACACTTTCTGATTATTTATTGTTGGTACGTCATTCCAATGCCTTACGACGCCTGCACAAATAAAAAGATTAGTAATGAGATAAGTGAGGAATATAACAGTCCGTATATGAGCAATGGTGTCTGCTTCTCTGTCATTTTTACTTGCCTTTTCTCCTAGTGCCTTACACCACAATTTCCACAGAGTCATTCTCTTTTTCATACACAGATTGTCTTTTTTTAATATAAGTAAGATCTTCCCACTGTTGTTTATAGCACAAAACTAAAACACGATCATTTCGGTGTATGGAGCAACATGCGTAATTTTCTTCATCCTTTTCCCACACAGAAACCTCAATAGTAATGTAATCCCCACACTTAAAGTATATCCAACCTTTGATGTGAGGTTTCCAAATTACATAATGATTAACTTGTGGTTCGTAACTCATACAAATGCACTTTCCAAAGGTGTTTGTTGGATAAGCATAGCTGTGTAGTTTCTAGTATTTTTGAAATTCACAACTTTGCCAACCGTAGAACTATTTACAGGAGAATAGAACTCACACTTTTTGTATGAGTAAAACCCCCAAATTGTACGGGTGGGTTTTCCCAAATTGTAATCAAACTCGCGGTGGCAACGCAACCAAATAGAAAAGATATTACGTTTGAACTCTTCAACTTCGTAGGAGTAACCTTTGGGTGGTTTGTGTGTGAATTGTGGAATCAAGTCAATGGAGAGTTTCATCAGCAATCATAATACTTTTCTTGCGTCAATAGTTTAATCATTTCCTGAAGTTGCATGATTTCTTGTTGTTGTTCTGTAATCTTTTGCTGTAGTTCTGTAATGCGTCCTTGATACTGTTTTTTCAATTCACCAATCATTTTATTGCTGTGAGAAACGTTTTGTGTCACGTTGTAAAGCTCTCAACAACAGCAGATTCTACATCCTCAGCAAGTACAAAGGTTGGTGCGTTCAGAATATTTTCTTTCAAATCACTGTAATATTTTTCATAGAAATTGCAATTATCATCAGAAGAAATCAAATCAAAACATTCATTATCATCTTCTGCAATCACATTCCAAACTCCACCATATTCTGAGGTAGGAAAAGGAACGTAGTGTTGAACGATGTAGAGAAACTTTTGTGCCATTGTTATCTGTAAATTCCGCTTAATTGTAATAGTTTTTGTCGCCTTCGTCAAGGATGTTTCGATCAGCAGCAAAAATAAATGCTGTACCGATCGTGAGTAGAGAACCCAATGCCATTCCCAATAAAAATGTCATCAATAAAACTCCGCAAGATAGTAGTCAACTGGAATTTCCAATTTTGCTGCCTCTGCTTCAACTTCTTTCCAAAACTCTTCTGCTACTTTGTCCATTTCTGCTTTTTTGATGAGATCTTGAATACGTTTCGAAATCATTTTTTGTCCTTGTGTTCGTCTAGGTAATCAAAGTGTTTGGAGAATAGGATGATAAAGAACCATCCAAATGAAGCAGAAATGATGAGAAACTCTATCATTGTTGATTTACTATTGCCTGTTGACGATAGTATGCTTTATAGAGAGCATCATCACGCTGAATTAGAAAGACATTCCACCCAATAATAAAGGCAAAACCAATCAATCCAGCAACAACATATTTAAGGTTCATTTTTTGAGTTTGGAATAAACAGTGAGTGCTAAGTCAGTTACACAGTAACCAAAGGCAAATCCTGCCATAATTGTCGTAATCATACTGCAAGTGCTCCAGAGGGAATTTCAACAACTTCGGGAAGTTTGGTATCGTCGAACCGATTCATATTATAGCATACCCACTCACCATTACGGAAGACATATGCGAACTCTTCGCTGTTATTGGGAAGAAGATACTCACAAAGATCAGCATCAAGGCGAGGAGGGCAATTATCACCTCGTTGAGAGTAATACAGCGCACCTTGAGCAACAGTTTCATTGTTGAAACCAGCATTAGTCCAAGCAGAACTCATATCACCACCATCAATCAGTTCAGAAACTTTATCTTTACTGTTGTAGTGAGTATTCAGAATACGTCCCAACCATTCGGGATAACCATCCCAGTGATGATATGCTGAAAGAATAGAACCATTCTTGAGTTCGATGCCGATACGGGAGCGGGTTGCCATTAGAGAGTTGTTCTTACACTACAGGGACAATTTGGAAGCCTCAGTAATTATTGCATCGCTTCCAAGATAGGATTAAGTGATTCCTTCTGTGCTGGTTCAGTTACAGTGACGTGCTGAGCAATTCTACGATTGCAAACATCAAAATAGGTTTCATCAACCTCATATCCAACATAATTACGGTTTGTTTCTAGACAACAAACAGCAGTTGTACCTGCTCCCATAAAAGGATCAAGAACTAGATCACCTTCATTACTCCAGGTGAGAATGTGATCTTTTGCAAGTGCTTCTGGAAAGATTGCAGGATGCTCAAATGCTGCATCATCTTTGGATGAATAGTTCTTTCCAGTATTATATTTCCAGATATTATTGCGTGGACTAAACTCTGGAATTGGTTTGATGTTTCTCTCCACAAGAGTTCCATCTTTCTGACGGATACTTCCCTTACCAAAGTGAGTATAACCTGCCCAACGATTTGGTTTATCGCAGAGTAGATTTGCAGTCTTTGGTTTAGTTTTTTTGGATAGAACAAACATATACTCAAAAACCTGAGAATATCGATTGCCATCTCTTCTAGCAGGAAATGGACTACCATTCTTCTCATAGATCATGGTATCGTGAAGAACAAAACCAAGATCTATAAAATGTAGGCATTGACGGAAACTGCTGCCAGTTTCACTACCTTTTACAGTAGCATCTCCCACAACCCATACAACAACTCCACCAATCTTCATGACGCGGTAGAGTTGTTCTGCTACACCTTTGAAGGTATCAAAGTTCCAAGCAGAGCTATCATTATAGGATCGAAGATCATCATATGGAGGAGAAGTCACACACAAGTCAATAACTTCATCCTCCAGAGACTTCATTCCATCTACACAGTTAGATAGAATAACTCGATTCACGCTGCCTCCAGTTGTAGATATTTAACATTTTTCTTGAGAGTGCCATCTTTTTTATAAATGCTACCAGAAGGATAAGCAACATTGCCCCATGCAACTTGCTCTTTTACTTTATCATAATCATGAACAGAAATCAAGAGTGAAGTGCGGGAATTGGATTTAGTTGCACTACCATTGCGGACGAAAGTGAGATCATCAAAGACACCGATGAAAATCTCACCAATAAGTTGAACATTTCCTTTCAGAATTTCAAAAACGTCCGCATCTTCATTGATACCATACTTGATACCAATAAAATCAATCATATCATCCTCTTTCTTAGAGGCATGAGTAGATCCAGTCCAACTGTTCTTGCCACTCGTCCCTTTAATTTCCCAAACAATTTCATTGATCGTTACATCACCAGAGGATGTGCGATCTTTTTTGACTACAAAATTGTAGTCAGATTCTGTAAGTTTACAAGTAAGAACAGACTCAAGAATACGTCCAAGATAAACATAAACCTCATTGCGATCTTCACTACCAAGATCACGAAACTTGATAGAATCAGTGTCAATTACCCCAGCAGACTTCTCACGTTGAAGATTGCGAAGAATGGGACAAAAAACAATTTCCTCATTCAGTTCTCGAACAATCTGATTAACAACTGTGGGATCAGAAAAGTAATCCCGAATGAGATCAGCGTGTTTCTGGCAAGTCATAATGTTTTGTAGTTATAGTATAGAGACACTTTAGAGGCCTCAGTTGTAACAAGTCGCTTGTGCTGCTCCGAGTCCAAGAACTGCGCCAAGAGGAATAGCCCAACCATAAGCATCTTGTTTAGATAATGCTGCTGCAATTCCTCCACCAAGCAAACCACCAAGAGTTGTACGTGCTGGAGAACAATAGCGTCCAGGTTGTGCTACAGGAGCAGCAATAGGAGATTGATACACAGTCCCACCATTAGGACGATAATATGTGCCAGTTCCACAAGGAACGTTATATCTTTGAGTATTCACTCTTCCAGAAACATAATTCCCGTTTTGATCATAATATCCAGGAGTATAGTTTTCCTGATAGTTTGTGCAAGTTTGATAAATGTTAGTCTGCTGGGCAAAAGCAGGAATAGGTGCTGCAATCAGACTAGCAAGTAGAACCGCTTTAATGTTCATTAGATTTGTTATTCTAAAGTCATTATATACGAAAAAGGGGTGCTAGGCAAGCACCCTTGTGACACTTATTCAGGTGCCAATTTCCTTCAAACTTCGCACCAGATATTCAGTAAATGCTTCCATTTTTTCTGGAACAACTGTTTGTGGACATTGATTGATTGCCTTTCTAAGTGCATCCATTTCACTCCACTCTGCATCACTTAGTTTTTCTTGTTTGCCAGATGAAAGTGTCATATCTTTTCTCCCGAATACTTGAATATGTTAGCATATCCACATACATTATCTAGACATTTAATAATTTCTTCGGGATTGCTTTATAGTTTCTAATTGTCATCAAAGAATGATCCGAAAGAACCTCTACTTCCTGGTTTACGACTATCTAACATATCCATAATCTCTTCAAATTTTTTGGTATGCTCCATATCCATGAGGATTTTAGAAAGTTGTTGAACTACTAGAGGTTTTTCATTTGCAGCTGCAGACTTGATAGAAGCACGAATATGTGATTCTGCTTCCAAAAGATGTTCAAGTGTTTGTTGAGATAAAGCCATAATTAAACTCCTTTTTTCAATAGTAGATTGTGATAACGAAGAACTTCGGGATTTTCTAAATCTTTACATCTAGGATAAAAGATACCATCACGATAGCAAGCATTTTCTGGATTTTGCGGATCATATTTTGTTATTTGTGGTTGTGTATCTCTAATGTTACAGAGATGTCCTTGTCGTGTCATAAAGTTATCAAAACACAAACCAACAACAAACGGAGCAAGTAATTGCAGAGTGTGCATCAACACTCATCTATTCCAAGTGGTTTAGTAACTTTACGAAGGGTATAAGTTCCATTTTTATTATCAACCCACTCAACCTTATCACCTTCTTTTAGATTTGCTGCATCAAGTAAATCATCGGGGAAAGAAACAAAATATTCAGTTTCGTCGGTGTCTGCATCTTTACATTCTTCGACAGGAAGAACCCACTTGTTTACTTTATCTTGCTTTGATTCCCAAAAGTCATTCCAGGCACCTTTACATTCGGGTGAAGGATCATCTTTATCACAACTGAGAGATTCTTTATGATGAATCGCATATTCAAGATCACTATGTCCCCACGGTGGCATTGATGACTCATAGTATTCTTTTTCTTTGATCACATCTTCATATGATTGTCCATTACCATTCAAAAGAGCAAGAAGTTCATATGCTTGAGATGTTTGATGTTTGTAACAATAATAATTTTCTTTTACAACACCGACAATCACATCATAAATTTCCTGCGGTGTTGCTTCACCAGCGGACATTGCATCGTGCATCCAGTTTTCAAGATGTTCAAGAGAATACTTTTTATAATTAAAGTTAGTCATCACTGCTCCTGAGAATAATGTTTCTTTGCCTTTTTAAGTTCTTTTAGTTCTGCTTTAATTTCTTTATATGCTGCCTGTTCATCAATTTTGTCACCCATTTCAAGAGCTACAATAATATCAACTCTTGTACCAAAATGAGCTAATGCTTTTTCAAAATCATTAAGTTCGTACATTAAAATCTCTCCACAATTCTTCCGTCATTATCATCAAAGTGTATCACAGGTGGTTCAATCATGTCAATTCTTGCTTCAAGTGAGTTGGCAATCTCATACATTGCGTTGATACTAGAAACATTCTCTCTTTCCAATTCTTCAATTCTACTCAAATTAAGTATATTTTCTCTCTCAAGACTTTCTATACGTTTTTTTAACTCAGACAGTTCAGTATAAAGATCAGCGTGTTTTTCTGAAAATTGGTTTTTTGTTGAAGAAAAAAACCATCTAATTAATTTAATCATTAATAATCCCCACTGACTTAAGATATCTACGATATGCCATAAAACGTCCCAAAGATGGTTGTCCAGGAACGCTTAGTTGATGACAAATTTCACAGTAACATAACCATTCATACCATGGAGTTGTAGGATCTAACACATGATAGTTCATTTTTTTAGATCTGGATGGGGGGCATAGAGAGTACCTTCATAGTTACCAGCAAACTTCACTTTATTAACTTGCTTTACAGTTTCATGAAGTTGCTTTAGTGCTTCAATAGTTTCGGGTGTTTCTTCCCAAGTCCACTCATTGCTATTCTTATCATTAAATGTGCGAGTTGTCATAAATTTCTTCCAGTAATGTTTTCATAGTCCATAAGTTTACCATACCTGAAGTGAAGTTTCAAGCGAGGCCAATCTTCCCATTTTCCTTCCCATTCTTCTGGATAAACCTCCACATATTTGGTAATCATCCAAGGACGTATCTTTCCGTGAGTGCCATTAGGGATCCATCGAAAGTTGAGAAGCTTGCGTTCTCCATCATATCCATCATCACCTTCTTTAAGTTCTACAAAGTCTGCAGTGTAAGAGTAATCAATATAATACAAACCACCATCAGGTGAAATCCAATATTGAGACATCGTGCCGCCGATGCCTTCCTCTATGTCTTTTGTTTGAAGACGAGTATTGGTGAATTGTTCTCCTAAATTATAGGATGAGCGGAGATAGTCAAACATACCCATCAGTCTTCCTCCTCACTTTCTTCTGCCCACTTTTTCAAGTCTTCCATAAAGTTTTCATCCATAGGAATGAGTTTCTCTTTTCCACTATCAATATCATCCATTAGTTGATAAAGATATTCTAGAAACTCTTTAGGATAAGTTTCATCTAGATTGATGGATGTCCAAAACCATTCATAACATTCTTGATATGGATCATCATCTTTCAGTAGAGCATAGTTCTCATAGTTTCCACTAATCAAATCATGCCACATCTTGAAGTTGTTCCACATCTCACGCCATCCAGTTTGGAAGCAGTGTCCGATATAATATTCAAACCAATTAATTTTTTTTGTCATATTTCAAATGCTTTGGTTTTTCGGTATCAAACTTTATCCACTTTGCTATTTTAAGGCACATAAGTAAGGTATCGTGTTCTCTCCAGTAAAGATCCCAATCACCTTTGAGTTTTGCTTTAAATCTACGGCGATAGGCACAACACCAGACATTATAGTATATCTTGTCCTTTTCAGTCATTTGGGCAGTGAAGAAAATAGAAGTAACGTGCTGCGTTTGTAGGATTATATTGTATCACATCACAACCCTCATAGGAATCAACAACCACAAACTTTCTATCT